CGAAAGTACTGGTAGTTTAGATGGCAATTATGGCCCTACTGGTTTACAAGGCAAATTTCCTAGAGAAACATTTGAATTTTTAATGCGTAAATCTGAACCTTATATTGCTCATGCAGGTTTAGGTGGATCATGGAATAATGTAAGCGGCAGTATTGCCTTAACTGCTGGACAACAAGATTACGATTTAGCAACAGACTTAAAAGATGGTGATGGAAACTTATTAATTGATCAAGCTAATGGAAAACTTAGAATATGGGAGATATTTCATTTTAGCCCACAAGCAGCATATAGATTTTTTGATACAACTTCAGCTATTAACTATTTGAATAACGAATTTGCTTTTGAAAGTTTTACTCCAGAAACTGTCTTCTATGTACTGCCAGTATATGAAGATTTATTGCGTGCACAACAAATGGACGTTTCTAATCGTGTGCGACGAAGTAATTATAGTTACACAATAACTGGTACTAAATTACGCATATTTCCAAAACCTTCTGCAGATCAAGCGACACAAAAACTATGGCTAAATGTTGGTTTTCCAATGACTGGTACTTCTATATCAACTTATACAGATCCTTCGATTGATGGTGTTTCGGGTTTGCACAATGTCCCTTTTGGCACATTAGAATATAAGGCAATTAATTCAACGGGGCATCAATGGATAAGACAATATACATTAGCTTTATCAAAAGAAATTTTAGGCTTGGTAAGAAGCAAGTTTGGTAGCGTACCTATACCTAATGGTGACTTACAGCTTAATGGATCTGATTTATTAAGTCAAGCTCAAACAGAAAAAACAGAATTAAAAACGAGTCTTAAAGAAATGCTTGAGAGTATGACGTATGATAAAATATTAGAAACTGCGGCAGCGGAAGCAGAATCTAAAAACAGATTGTTAAAGTTAGTGCCAGTTCCTTTAGGCAAATGTATAACTATAGGATAAAGGATAAATAATGGCTAGATTATTCATAACACCAAAAGAAATAGATTTTATTTCAGACTTGACAAAAGAAATAACAAAAGATGTTATAGGTCAAGTTATTTACTATTATAGAGTTCGTCAAGATGTTTCGAATGTACATGATATTTACAATGAAAGTATTGATAAAATATTTGATCCTCCGATTGAAATAGATTGTAGATTTGAATGGGACCAAGGAACAGTAAATATTGATAAGTTTAGTTATGATAGAACATATAATGTCTCTGTATATATTCATTTTAGAGACATGATAGATAGAAATATAGATTTAATGCCGGGTGACTATTTTAGTTTTGGAGAAAACTTTTTTGAAGTTACAACTATAGTCTATGACAAAATGATTTTTGGTCAAATAGAACATTTAACTGGTTATATACTTAAGGCAAAAACAGCTAGAAAAGGTCTTATCAATAAAACTCCGATTGGCCCGACGTCAGAAATTTATACTGAAGATGATGCTGTGCAAACTGAATTTACGCAGCAACGTGGAAACAGTGAAAAAAGTGATAAAAGAGAATTGGTATCTGATGGCACTTTGGAAGAATCTATTACTGGTGCAAAAACAGTTAAAAAAGAAGATGGCGCTATTAAATCTTCATTTTATGGTGACCAATAATGTCGACTAGGTTTAAAATCAACAAGGTCCCAAGTATAGGGACGCAAAGATTCTACAAGTATGACAAAATAGAGGAAACAGTAGATGATTTTTACTTACCTTCTTGTGGTATCGAAGATGTTGACAGAGCACTTTTTAACCTTTTTGATAAAGATTTAAATTTTATTAACACAGAAGGTGGACAGACAAAAAAAGTGCCTGTTATTTTTGCTACTGGTGAAAGAGCTTTTTTACTAAGGAAGAAAATACCACTGCATGATGTTAATGAAACTTTGATATTACCTATTATATCCATAGTCAGATCATCAATTGAACAAGGTAGTGAAGCTGGTGTTGGACCTGGAAATGGTGAAATGATCATTTCTAAAAAAATAAGTGAAAAAAATGCAGACTACAAAGTTTTAACGGATAAAGATTTAAGAAACAAAGCAGAAAAAGCATCTGTAAATGGTTACAGAAACACAAGATCAAAAATAGCTGTTCAAAATACTTCCAGTGATAACATATATGAAATTATTACTATGCCGTCACCTAGGTATTTTAAAGTTACGTATGAAATAACTTTTTGGACGCATTATCAAACGCAAATGAATAACATGTTAGAAATATTAATGCAATCATACAACATTAATCCAGCAAGAAGTTTTCGAATTGAAACTGATAAAGGTTATTGGTTTGTAGCTACTGTTGATCAAAGTTTTAGTCAACAAAGTAACACAGACAGTTATTCTGAAGATGAAAGAATGGTAAGACAAAGTTTTAATGTTAGTGTAAATGGTTACTTAATAAACCCATCGGGTGATGGTCATTTACCAGTTTTGAAAAAATACACTTCAGCTCCAATGTTAAATTTTACTTTACAGACTGATGATTTTGACAAAAAACCAACAAATAATGTTGCTAGTTCAAATCCAGATGATTATATATATAAAGACTTTGAAAATGAAGCAGATCCTTTGCCTACTAGAGTTGTTGCAAAAAAAGGTGAGTTAAATGATGGTATTATGCGTGAGACTAATATAATTAAAAATAACAGAGTAGTTTCGAAAGTAAATGACCCTTTTTCTAGTAAAAATGTTCGTGCAAATATACAAAAAGGTTCAAAAGGTGAATTGATTATTAAAGTTTTGGAATAATGAAAAAAATCAACATATTTAATGTATGATGAAAGGAGATTATTAATGGCAGAAAATACATTTAAAAGCCCCGGGTTTTTTGATAGAGAAATTGAACTTACAGCACAAGTTGAATCTCCGTCAGTAACTCCAGCTGGTATTATTGGTACTAGTAAAAAAGGGCCCGCGTTTGTTCCCGTAACAATAGGAAGCAAAGAACAATTTGATAATATTTTTGGAACAAATGATGTTGAAAGATTCGGACCCTATGCAGTTGAGAAATTTTTAGAAAACAAAGCTGGCGTGACTTTCTTAAGAGTGTTAGGTGCTGGTGCAAATACTTCCACGACGGATATCGCTAACACAGAAGAGAAAGGTATAGTAAAAAATGCTGGTTTTAGAATAGACAATGGTGATGCTGATGCAACAGCGAATGGACAAAGATTGGGTGTTGTACAGTTTTTAACTGCTAGACATACTGTCAGTGCAAACAGTGATGTAGGCTTCCCATGTTTTACTGATAATAATAGTTTCCCAAACTTAAGAGAAGCTAGCGCAGCTGATGATACAGTTAATTTGGTAAGAGCAGTACTTTTTACCACAACTGGATCAGTTTTCTTTGTACAAGATCATAACGCTTCTACGCCGGCTGATAGTGATAGTGTTTCAGCAGACATTGCAACTACAAATACAAATACGAAAAAATTTAGATTGCTACTATATTCTGAGAAGGGTTCAGATTTTGCAACAACAGACGGTGTTGAAGGCTTTAAAGTTTTTAACGTAAGTTTAGATCCAGACGACAAAGATTATATTGGTAAAGTGTTAAATACGGACCCAACAAAATTCGATCGAGAACAACATCTGCTATATTTAGATTATGCTGTTGAAGACGAGTTAGCTTCTGTAGTTGGAGGTGCCAACGCAGTAGCTATTTTATCTGGTTCAAATTCTGATTCAACTGTTGCTAATGTTACAGACAAGTCTTACCGATCTCTTTATGGTCGCTATGATACAAGATATACAACGCCAAAGACTACTAAGTTTATATCACAACCGTTTGGAAAGACAGAATATAACTTGTTTCATTTCGAAACACTGTCAGATGGTGCAATGCAACAAGATCAAATAAAAGTTTCTATTAGCAATATTAAAGCTTCCGTAGAAGACAATTACAAGTATGGTACCTTTAATGTACAAGTAAGAAGATTAAAGGATACAGACCCTAAACCAGAAATATTAGAAGAATTTATTAATTGTTCCTTAGACCCTACAAACGAAAGATTTGTTGGTCGACTTATTGGTGATAGAAAAGTAAAATTTAATTTTGACGCTGATTTAGATGAAGAAAAGAGATTAGTCGTATCTGGACGATACCCTAATGTCTCAAGTCATATTAGAATTGTTATTGACGATGCTGTATATAAAAAAGACGTGCCTGAAACAGCTTTACCTTTCGGTTTTAAGGGAATACCAGTTTTAAAAACTAACCCAATGTTAATTGATGACAGCAGTGCTGTTTTTACTGATAATCAAAGATTAGCTGGTAAAGGAATTAGTAACAGTATTACTGGTTCTATAGTGCCACCTTTGCCATTACGATTTAAAGTTACTCGCGGCAGTGTTTCTACCTCTCCTTCTTTTGTAGGTCACCCTGGTTCAAAAGAAAAAACAAGAGAACAATTCTACTGGGGCGTTAAAACAGACAGAATAGTAGATTCTGCTCGAGTTGCAGATGGTGTTTTAAATTCAAATGTTTCATCTCAATATAATAAAGTTATTGATGCTTACTCAAAATTTCAAGGGATAAGCAAGTTAGACACGCTGGTCACTGGATCATCTGCAGATACATTCAATAATAATAAATTTACTTTAGGTCGAGTTGCATTGGTGCAAACACTAAGTGCTAATGGCTCATTACCATCATTTACAGCTTCAATACCTACACATATGAAAGACGCAGCTTATATTAGAAATGGTGTTATAGATCAGAAAACTTATCAAATCGCTGATCCAATCGACACAAGTTTAAACAGAGTTACCTTTGCTACTATTCTAAATAGTTCTGCTACAACATTTAATAAGTTTTCTGGCTTTGCTAAGTTTACTAACATATTCCATGGTGGGTTTGATGGTGCAAATATTCTAAATAAAGATTTGTATTACATGAATGATAAAGCTAGTTCTCAAGTTGGATATGCTGGTGATACTATCACTGGTGGATTAGGTTTCTACGGTTCAGCAGATCAAACTGGCTCAGAAGTTGCACTTGGTACTGGTAAAAATAATAGCATAGTGGCTTCTTATAGAACAGCTATTGATATTATGACAGATCCTATGGCTTCTAACATCAATATATTAGCTATTCCTGGTATTCGTGATTCTTATATAACAGATTATGCTGTAGAAAAGAATAAAGATTACTCTATGGGACTTTATGTCATGGATATTCCAACATTCGATGAAGATGGCAACAGATTGTTTGATGACAGTACTGCTAAACCAGATGTTGATAAAACAGTTGATGACTTAGCTGCTAGAACATTAGATGACAATGCAGCAGCTGCATACTTCCCAGATGTTCAGATGGAAGACATTCAAAATAATAACAGAAGAGTTAATGTACCTGCTTCAGTAGCGGCATTAGGTGCTTTGGCATTTAACGATGCTGTAAGTTATCCATGGTATGCACCTGCAGGTTTTAATAGAGGCGCTTTAGGTTTCGTAACAAATACTAAAACAAAATTAAGCGTTGCTGACAGAGATTCTTTATACGAAAATAGAATTAACCCGATTGCAAATTTTCCTGATGGCAGCTTTGTAATATTTGGTCAAAAAACTTTGCAAAAAGCACAAAGTGCTTTGGACAGAGTTAACGTAAGAAGATTACTATTAGAAGTTAAGAGACAGGTTTCAGCTGTTGCAAATAGATTTGTTTTTGAACAAAATGATAGTGCAACTCGAGAAAGATTTGTTTCACAAGTATCTCCTTTGCTTGCAGTTGTACAGGCTCAGGCGGGTGTAGAAGAATTTAGAGTAATATGTGATAATTCAAACAATAGTGCTAATGATGTTGATGAAAACAGATTAAATGGTACCATTGTGGTTGTACCTACTAGAGCAATTGAATTTATTGCAATTGATTTTATTATTACTAACTCGGGTGTTAGCTTTGAATAATATATATAGAATAGAAGATAAAATAAAAGGAGCACATTAATGGCAGAAAGAGTATTAAAAAGCCCAGGTGTAACAACTAGGGAAATAGATTTATCGCAACCAACACTAACAGGACCTTCCGGGGTACCTGCTGCTATTGTTGGCACGGCGGATAAAGGACCTGCTTTTGTACCAATAACATTTGCATCTTATGCTGATTTTGCAGAAATATTTGGTGCTACTGATGGGGAAAAATTTGGACCATTAGCCGTGTCAGAATGGATGCGTAATGCTACAGCTGGTACATATGTTCGTGTTTTAGGTGCTGGTGATTGTAAAAAAAGAAATACATCAACAAACTCAGTTACTAACGCTGGTTTTGTAGTTGGTCAAAAGAATATACAGTCAAATGGTAACTATGGAAATAACACTTATGCTGGTGATACCACTTTAGGTCGTACATATTTCTTAGGTGCTTGGATGAGTGAATCAAATGGCTCATCTTATTTTACTGACGCTGGAATTACTAATGCAGCAACTGCTTCAATATTAAGAGCGGTTTTGATGGCTCCTCAAGGTATTATACCTGCACTTTCCGGATGGGATGGTGGTGAATTAGAAACTGTTCCAACTACCGCAGCTGGTGTTTTTGGTGCTTCACAGGATGCTGGTTGGAATGTTGGTGCTATCAATATGAATTCTGATGGTGATCAAAACTTTGTACTATTTTTAAATGGTTTTGACAATAGAGATTTATATCCACATATTATCACAGCTTCAATGAACCCATTAAGTAAAAATTACTTTGCAAACGTTTTAAATACTGATCCACAAAAAATCGAAGATGCTGGACATTATTTGTATGCACATTATGATGTAGACCCTGCTTTAGCTACAATAAATCCTGGGTACCATTCATCAAATTACGAACATCGTTTGTTTATGGTTACTGGTTCTGCTGGCAGAAATAGCAGAGGGTCAGGTTCAGATTATGAACCAAACTTTGAAGGATTTGAAGACAGATATTCAGCTGCTTTTTCACCATTTGTTATTTCACAAACGTTAGGTGATGGACCTAAAAATCTTTTTAAAA